TCGATAGATTTTAGAGACAACAGTCAGGTACATCAGTGCTGGGATTGTGACTCCGAGGGAGAATTTTACGAGACAGTTGAGAGCGATAAAGATATAAAGGATGGTGATGATTTTGGTAAATTACATTAGGATGGTCACCAATGGTACCAGAAACCGATAGGGCTTACATTGCAGGTCTATTCGATGGTGAGGGTTCGATACATTTCAAACGTGGTATCGAGAAAAAAAAGAGACACAAGGGGAAACCAGGATACAGGTTATCAAACTCCATGCGCATCAGTATGGAAGTAACCATGACCGACAGATCCGTATTGCAATGGATGCATGACGTATTGAAAGTCGGAACCCTGGTCAAGAAACCACGCAAGGGCAGAAGAAAGGATGGCACAAGATATCTGATGCAATGGAAATGGCGATGCACATTCAGGGACGCATACTACGTCTGCTGTCTTATCTGGCCATGGTCACACACAAAATTACCAAAGATCACACAGATACTAGAGCATTATGCGAACTACAAGGTCATGGAGGGCAAGGTGGTCAGTCTCGATGAGTACAAGAAAGCAATGAGTCTAGAATGATGAATGATGAGGATATAAAAGAATACCACAACATCGGTAAGGCGATCAAGCACAGCGATAAGTATAACTATGTAAGTGGCACACGCGTCGATGACCACGGAACACGGACCTATGATGTAAATGGTTATAGACTTCCGTCGGTTACTACGATATTAGGAGCCACCAAAGATCAACAATTTTTAAAAGACTGGAAGGCCAAAGTTGGAGAAGCAGAAGCAGAGCGAATCAAAAATATATCGAGTAGTCGGGGGACAGCTATGCACAAATTCCTGGAACATTATATACTCGGAACTGGCTACAATGATCTTACAGAACTCGGACAGAAGGCGAAAACCATGGCCGAAAAAATTATCGATGTGGGTCTTGCGCCAGTTGAAGAATGGTATGGCTCTGAGGTTACATTATATTATCCTGGCCTTTACGCTGGGTCTACTGATCTAGTCTGTCTGCACAACGGCAAAGAGACCGTGGTGGATTTCAAACAATCTAATAGGCCAAAGAGAGAAGAGTGGATTGACGATTATAAGATGCAGATCGCAGCATATGCCATGGCTCACGATTATGTGCATAAATCCAACATAGAACAGGGTGTGATTATGGTATGCACTCCTGACCTATATTACCAAGAATTCAAGGTTTCCGGGCCTGATTTAAGGTCCTGGAAACATAGATTCCTAAAAAGATTAGACATGTATTATGAATTAAAACATGATGAGAAGGAACAGGCAAACGTTAAAATGGCACCAGATGACTTCAAAAATAAATAAATTCGATCAAGAACAACAAGAATTAAAAGCTAGCTATAAA